CCTGTTGCTTTCTGCCCTTGAGACTAATCATCTTCTCGCGGACGATACCCCATGGTGACATCTTCTTGAAGGCATCACCACCGAGCAGATTGTTGACACGATTAATCAGATATGGAATATCAAACAGTCTGACGTTCCAACCTGTTACGACATCGGGGCAGGTATCCTTGCCACTCCAGAAACCAAGGAACTTGAGGATGAGATCAAGTTCGCCATCACACTTAATAAACTTGATATGCTCCGGAGCAACGTCGATCTGAGTTTTCTCGGGGTCATACTTATCTTCAAGTGCGAATATGAAAAAGTCAGGGCGACCATGATACTTGAGGCAGATAGATTGTACTTCCTTCTCTGCTCGCTCAGGTTCAGGGAATCCATCATCGGACTCAACCTCGATGTCGATATTAGCGACGAGGATCTGGGCAGGGTCATAGGTTATTTCGTTGGGATAATGTTTCTGTATGTACTGCGCAGCGAAGTTGTTGTTACCATGAACCTCAACATTATCTACGCCATCGTACTGTTTCCAAAACTCAGTCGCTTCGGACAACGTCTCAAACTGCACCTCCGACACAGTCCGACCATCCAGAGTTTTCCAGATAGAGTCGGGTTTATTTGCGGGGAGATACATAACAGGTTTGAAGGTGTCGCGATACTGCTTGCGTTCACCGTTCTCGTATCCTCGGTAACAAATACTGTTACCAACACGAGAGATGTTAGTATAAAACTTCATTCACTACTCCATAACAGAGTATCTATTGTAACCTATTTTGAAAGAAAAAGCAAGTAGTTTAGAGACCGTGGACACCACTTGTTAGTAGTGCGTGATCAGCAAGAGCAGTCGAATTCTCAAGATTGTAAACTCTTGTTGCTAGGTTGTCAAGTGCTGCTTTGACAGCACTGGGTGATGATCCACCCCAATAAACAGCAGCAATACCTGAGGTAAAATGAATCTCATTTACCCAAATCTTTTTAAACCTGAGACCAGTTGTACCGATATCAGTGACATTATTAGTTTCTGGTTGTATGCCAGCATCAGCACCAGCTGTGCCATGCACAACAAACTTGAACCCATGAATCCAGTTAAACTTAAAATCAGCATTGCCGATGTCCATAATTCTATCAGTTGGATCACCGCACACACCAGCAGTACGGACAGCGGGCCACATGATTGAAGTCGCGGGAGCATTATCATATTCGTCTAACAGTATACCACCATCTAGACCATGTAGCATGATCTTATTCATACTACAAGAATCGTCGAACGATCCTTGGAACAAACAACTGCGTACACTGTCAAGTGCACACATTGGTCCATCAGATTTTATGCCACCGCCACCATCTGGATACAGAATGGCAGTTCCGACAGTGTCTTCGACGGTAGCATTGTCACCGCCACCACCACCGCCACCTTGTCCGGAACCACCTTGACTACCGCCAGAGTAGGATCCACCTCCTCCTCCGGCACCGCCACCGCCACCTCCCATATCCATTCCACCACCACCGTCTACCAGCAGTGCTTTTTGCTCATCAGTTAAACCCCAACAAGCATAGTGACCTTCGCCAAGAGGAGGAGCACTAGAATCTCCATCACTGTCTACCCAACCACCAAAAGTACCGTCGCCATTAGGGCGAGTTGAATCCCAATACCATGGATCAAATCTAGGGATAGGAACAAGGATTGGATTACCTAAAGAGTCTAATCCTACGAACGGATCGTCTGGATAACCATAATGCCCTATGGTGATGCCGTATCCAGTCCAATAACCATCTGAATCATTACCTTCAGGAGTAATCAGTGAAGTGCCTGTTCTGATTACTGTGGTAGCAGCTTCAACGAAAGAAGAACCGGATTTTGTGCTGCACGCTTCCTCAATGGCAAATCCAGTGTTAGTGTCGTAGACAATGTATTCGGGTTTTTTTGGCATACTGTTATTTAGTCTTCAATGATCACGAAATCGCGACTCCAAGTCGGTCCTCCGCCAGCAGCATTAGTAACAGCACCATTTGCTGTTTTAAAACTCATAGTTTCAAACATTGGTTTGTCGAGGTCATATTTCATTTGATTGGTGTTGCCGCCATTACGAAACATAAACTGCTTACAAGCAGGATCGTAGAACTCATACCCTATACCTTCAGTGCTAGTTTTGATGCTGGGCGACAAACACTGTCTATCTATATCCTCTCTCCCCTTAGTCGGCACCAACACTTCATAGTCAGGGAAAGGTAAACCCATCTGCTCGAGCAATAGCATAGCACCAAACGGACCTGATATCCTGCTGTCAGTGTAAGGAAAGTTATACATGAGGTCTACAAATTTTTCAGCATATCGCTGCGTCATACCATAAAACTCCATACAGGTTCCTGGCATAAACACATCAACTTCGCCCCAATGCTCATCTACCATGGTACGGAAAGTTTCTTCGTTGATCAAGGCAGCGTCATGCTCCATGATAGCGATAGGTTCACCAGCGGCGATACGTTCAATCAGCATCAACTGGGAATGCATGATAGAGTTGTAGACTTCGTTATCGCAGAACGTACCGCCAAAGAAACGAGCGTGAAGATAATCGTCCGGACCTGCCTCGCCAACATAGAAAGGGATGGGTTCTTGATTCTTCTCGAACCTGATAGGCAGAGTATCTGGTGTGGTGCATTGAACAGGAGTGATACTGACGATATCACTCACTGGTTCAAAGGATGCTAAAGAAAGTTCTACATACCGCATCGACAAGGGATTGCCCATGTCGCAAATCATATAAGCGTCGATCATATATTTTTAGTGCTTGACCCCTATATTATATTTGGGGCAAAGTTCCCATTCACTTTTCTCTCTAAACGAAACAACTTTAATCTGGCGCAAAGGTGCTTTATCTCGCGCCATAGAATTGTCGATTATATTAACTAAACCCCAATCGCTCAAAAGAGTTGCGATTGTGTTTCTTCTGGCAATGTCAGCTTCTTCAAGAGTTGCTTTTTTGCCATCAAGTAAAAATAGTTCTTTAAAATGAACAATAAAATATCTGCCTTGCTTGTGCAAAATGTGGCAAGATTGAAACAGTTTCTTTTCTTTTCGAGAGGCAATGCCTATCCTTGTCAAGGTCTCTCGTACTTTTAGAAAATCGTCTGGTTCGTTCAGCGTGACTTCCAACATGTCCGCTGGCGTCCATGATACTACCGATTCCATACACTAGTCCCATATTTTAGATTGTAGTTATTATTTCACAGAATACTGCTTAGGACTATTTAGCGTTTCCCTCCTTTGGAGAGTTTCTTGGACAGGTTGTCGATATCTTCCTGAGTAAAGAGATCGGATACTGCCTCTGCTTTCGCAGTGCTGTACCCATATGCTTCCTTGATCACGTCAATGTTATCTATCTTCGCCTTCTTCGCCCACTTACTAAATCGCTTCCTCGCTCTGATGGCATTACGAAGGAAGTCAAACTGTAGGCGACCATCGAGATGATGATTCCTGTTCATCTCGTTGGCAAGTAAAACGGTGTCGCGGAAGTATGAAAGACCACGGTTTACCATGAACGAAGGGTATTGCTTCTCGTTCTCAGCATCAAGTATGTCTTTCTTGTTGTGGTTTACACTATTCAAAACATCAAATGGATTCATAATATAATCTCAAAATAAACAAATTTGTGGATCATCCTCTATAGTCAATCCGTCCATTCTAAAAGTGCTCCAAGAGAAAGGAGCAGATTGTGCAGCAATCTCATGCCCTAGTTCATGTAACTGACTCATCAACCAACGAGTTCGGAGTATAGTTTCAGCGTTGTTGGTAGGTGGCGGTTGGTTTTCAATTTCTTCCAAACAGAAGCAACCACCTGTTGTTCCCAACTTCACTGATTGCCCTTCATATTCTCCTGTTCCCTCACCGAAGGTACAACTGACATTATAATCTGAGAACCTGCCTGTCGGCAAGTCAGCATAAGTCATGATCGTACCGAACCCACCATAGACACCTTCGTAATCAGGATTATCTGCTTGCGGATTATATCCTTCTAAGTGGTGACCATATGAATATTCAAAGAGACCATAATTGCCTCTAACGTCATTATATTCGTGTTGAGCACCTAATAGATGTCCAATCTCATGAGCGAATGTCTCGTGTGCTCGTTCGTAATATCTTGTCGTCTCATATTCTTGAAACACTGTATTATTAAAACACTGTATAATACCTCTCGACTTGTCGATACCACGTGTTGCATCAAGATTAGCAACACCACATGCGATTGGTTCCTCGGGCAGTTTTTTAAATAAGAATGCCAAGTCAGCTTCTGCTTCTCGTTGCCAATCACTAAGACCTTGAAACTCATATCGCTCATTAAAGAATGCATCATACTGACGGTACAAATCACCCTCAGCAACATCTACCATTACAATCCCTGCTCGGCGAACAAGAGCGTATGTGCCTGATGCCATATACATATGATTCGATTCATAGATTTGTTTATCGACAAACTCCTCCACTGTCATACCATCGCGATCTTCTTCGGTCAATGCAGTATCAACGACAAACAACATGTCAATGATCGCCCTGCCAGTATGTTCTGACCTTGGTTGGTATGGAAAACTGACTCCAGTTTTTTGTTTGATGCCATCGCAAGTCAGGTAATCATATCGAGAATCATTATTGTCAGTCGGATCTGTAGGGCAGTCATCAGGTTTTTCCATCTGTACAAAGCATGATTGATCGAGGTGTACAGTGCGCTCAGTATATGAACCACCTTCACCGTCAGCATAATCTTGTAAGCGATCTTCGGGCAACAGGTGGTTGATACTCTCAAACAATGGATCATATTCTTCTGATGTCAGTGTACCTGCACAATACGAATCACCCAACAGAGTGCCTGCTTCGGGTGGTGGTTCATAACCACATTCTTCCGAATCAGTTTCGGTTACTTCTGAATAAGTCCCGCCTTCTCCGTCAGCATAGTCTTGTACTACATCATACTCGCCGAGATTTTGTATTGTGTTGAGTAGGTCTATAAACTGTTGTTCAGCAGCATTAGCGCAATACGGTTTGCCTAACGCAACACCAAATGCAGGAGGTGGTTCATAACCACAATCCTCTGAGTTTTCAGTTTCTTCTGTTGTCGAACCACCATTGCCGTCAGCAATGGTTTCGATGAGTGTCGTGCCTTCGCACGCTGTCTCCAGAACAGTTCCTGCTGCTGGAGGTGGTGTTACCACCACTTCTTCTTGCTCTTGAGTACCACTTCCCCCACCGCATGCGGTCAACGCAAAAAATATGGGGATAAGTTTTTTCATTAGTGTACAGTATCCTCTAAGTATGGTTGTGAGAGGATCCACTGCAAGTCAGGAAGCATGCGATATGTAAAATGCGTACCGTACATCTCTTCAATCTTCTCCAACTCTACTTGTGTAAAGTCTCTCATCAACCTATCAACAACCAAATCTTGGACTTCATGGGCGAGAACATCAACTTTATCGCGGATCTTCTCGATGTCGCTATCAGTCCAATCTATATCAATTAAACTCGACATTTGCCATCATCTCCGTTAGACAAGCAACCATATTTAGTTCTGCGTCAGCAACAAATGCTGCCTTGTATTGATAGTCCGCAAGGATTAGAACTAACTGAGGAATGCTGTTTGGTGCGACATACTCTGACATTGCGTCATAGATGCCACGGAAGATAGCAGCAGATTCAACATCCATGTTGTTCGCTACCCATGTTCGCATATTCTTGAAGTCTTTGTTCTTGATATGAGAAAACAGGTCAGCGATACTTGCGCTGGTAGACTTACTCAGCACATCTAACTGAAGTTCGCCACCACGTGAGTGACGTTGAAGTTCGTTAAGCACTCTACGCCAGTCGGGGGCGTGACGCATGATCAACTCAGCAACAAGAGTCGGGTTTGATACTGACACACCTTCATCTTCTAGGATAGTCATGGTGCGTGTCATAAATGACTCGCACAGATTCACCATGTCTTTTTTGCTGGTGTTGAACTCAATCACACCACAACGAGAGTGTAGTGGTTCGATGATCTTGTTCTTGAAATTACAAGTCAGGATGAATCGACAGTTAGCACTGAACTCCTCAATGAAACCACGGAGGGCAGGTTGAGTCGACTGTGCGTTCAGATAATCTGCCTCGTCAAGGATGACAACCTTGTAACCACCCTGAAGTGAGATGCTAGAAGCAAACTGTTTGATCTTGCCACGGAGAGTGTCAATGTTACCACTCTCCGATGCGTTGATCAAGATGTAGTCAAGGGAAAGTTCGTTACAGATCGCTCGGGCGACAGTGGTCTTGCCAAGACCAGCGGTGCCAGTAAACAGCATGTTGGGAACCTCACCAGTGGCGACGATCTCCTTAAACTGCTGCTTCAAGTGATCCGGCAGGATGCACTCCTCGACTGTGCGTGGTCTGTATTTTTCTACCCAAAGTGTATCAATCATCATATATCTCCATCATCAACATATATTATACTAAATTTCACGTCGCCAGTCAAACGTGATTTTCGGTATATTTTTCCACGACTTACGGTCGGCATTCCGAGCATGAATCATGTCCAGAATACCCTGTATGTGCTTCTGGTCTCTCTGCACGACCGTGTAGTCGTCTGGATATTGAGTCCCCGTACAGGTATCATCGACAACTATTTGTCTCCCTATGCGATTTGAGGGGAATCTGGTGGACATCAACAAGGGGTCGTAGAGAGTATCCAGTCGCTCACGAAAGATCTTATCGCCCATATGATACCCACGAAGTTCCTCGTCGTATCCACCTGCCTCAAAGAATTGAGCACGGCGACATGCAAATATATTTCCTGGGTCGCCGCCATACAAATTGCAAAGCACATACTGCGACTCGTCACAGGATTCTATCTCGCGGAACAGTGCTTCACAAAATTCTTCAGTCAACTCAAGATCAACATCCATGAACAGCATCCACTCAGTCTTGCATATGGATGCTGCTAAATTTCTGGCACCATGAGCATTGAACCCATAGTCCAACGCCACTCGATACAGAAACATTTTCTTTCTGTTACAACAGCATTCTTCTATGTGTGCTTTGACGATAGGTTTCGCTGGATATTTTGGAGAAGCATCATCTACGACGATAACCTTATCAAAATATTTAAAGGTGCAATCGTTGTATAATATGGACTCTAACCTATGAGGATCTTCATAATATGGTATACACAGAGATATCAAGTTGTATTGTCTCTTTTTAGCAATTGTTTCAGCATAAATCCAAAAGGTGTCTCGTCGATATAGACTTGTTGCCTCAGTTGGTGCGCAGACTCACCAAGATCTAACTCAAGTTGGTGGCATTCAAGATCGACTTCATACCACATAAACTTTGATTGGTGCTTTTCAATTTCATGCCAACGAGTTCTATCTTCGTTTCTTTCATACATGAATTTTTCCCAAACAATCCTGTACTTATCGGGAGGGTGAGTCATACTGTTGTCTTTGTTATAGACTACTTTCCTACAGTCATCTCTATGCTTGTAATGATGCATCGGTCTATTCATGATAAGGTATGGTGGCGGCATCATGATAGGTCTATACATTGCATCCAATCTGTATCGGAATATTCTGTCACCATAATGAATACCCATACATTCTTCATCGTATCCTTTGACACGCCAGAACTGCCATTCTCTTATGGAAAAGTGGTTTAGAGTATCTTTGTCTGGTGTACGGTCAATGTTATGTATTAGGAAACTGTCTCGAGGACAGGACTCTATCGAACGGTGTAGTTGTTCACAGAACCCTTCGGTGATCTCATTATCAATATCAAGTAGGGAGCACCACTCATTACGCACAAATCTCATACCAAGGTTACGAGCACCGTGCGCATTAAAACCGTAGTCTACTGGTATGCGGAACAAACGTAAACGATCACGATACTCTGGGTTGTCAAGTATGAAGTCTACCAGAGTTTCTTTGGCGGGATGATCATATGATCCATCGTCTATTATGATAATCTCATCAAAATACTTGAAGTTGTTTTCATTCCATATGAAATCAAACAGACGACGAGCATCCTCATAATAAGGGCAGACTAATGATATTGGAGTCATACAGTTCCTCAAAGAGAGCAGTTTTGCCACTTACTCAGGTGACGGTGCGTACCGACCAGAGCGAGTTTATAGTCATCTCGGGACAATTAATTAAGATCTAAGGAACTCGTCTATTTTTTCGCCGACCACTAGATCAACCCATGAGGCACCTTTATGTAGTTTCGTGATACACCAAAAGGTGATATCCCAAACCAATGCGATTGGCGCCACCAATGCTATTTTAGTCCACTGAATCAATTCTTCTTTTCTTATATTCATATAAGTCTTTCGTCCATTCTGGGTGCCTGACCAAGTAAACTTTTTCGTATCCGTACCACCACTGACCCGCACTGTCTCCATGTGGTATATGATAATCTTTAATAGGCGCATTTCTTTTCTTTCTTTTCCTTCCTACTAAAAACCTTTCTGTTAGGTTGTCAAGCATCGCATTCGTACACGAACGAACAACCATGCCTCACTTCAATGTCGTAAGGAATGTGTGCACAATGCGGTACGTTCGTTTTGTATATTGTCATGGTTTTGTATTTCGATGGTGCCATGCCTAGAAACTCAAACCCCCAAGCTTCCCAACTATAGTTTATATATTGCTTTTTCTTAGGCATATCTTTTAGACGAACATAACTTCCATTCAATGCGTGGTTGGGGTCTACGCAGAAGTCATACCTATTGTCAATCATTTCGCCGTGATACTTGTACAGATTAGTGCCACTATGTTCTACTTCGTCAGTCAACCAAAGGTTGCATGCTATCCCAGTATCATAAAATCCTTCTTCGATATCTTGATGAGGGATTAGTGCTTGCTCATAGCAACCAAACAATTCTTTTGAGTAGAAATTTGACCAAGAAGAAGCATTAGCAAAAGTTGGTTTCGCCTCAGGATTGACATACTCCCTGTAGAACTCATTTAAGAATTGGTATATCGCTTCCGTACCATCTAGTTGTGTAATATTTTTATTGAGGAAAGGGTTGTTTGGGGTATCCTTACCATCGTACTCGCATTTGTTAACATCAGCAACGAAAACATCGAAATCTAATATTGAGTCGATGTCTTCAACGACCCAGTATCCTACATCATATTTGAGAGGATGGTAAGTGACTAACATTGAATCTTTCCGTATAGAATCCTTTAAACTGTGGCAAAGGATGTTTGTCATTATTAAAAAAGTGTCCAATACTTTTGGTGGTATACTGAGTTGCCCAACAACGTCTTACTTTTTTACTGTTGTTCTTTGTGGACCAGTGCACAGTGTTACCATCAAATATAACTGCGTCTCCTGCCTTTGGACGTGGTGCGAAAAATTTTTTCTTCGCCCGAAAAGATATGGGACCGTTATTACTAGTTATATCATCCAAAATCCAATTAATGTTGACCAGTTTGTAGTCCCCTCTGGCAGCTGCCTCAGGGTCAGGACCCCATTCGTTGTCTGTATGAATCATAAACTCAAACTCTTCGTTAGGATACTTGGCGACAATCTCATCATTAAAGAAATATATTTCGTCAGTCTCTAAAAACTTAGTGGCAGTATCATACTGCTTTTTGCTGGTGTACAACTCCATGAGTTTAGGACTCATGTCTCCAGCACGTTCTAACCCACGCCAGTATCTACCAGTACCAACATCTCTTGGTTTACCGTCCATCTTATGGATCAGATACCAGCGTTTGAGTTTGAGAGTCTCCCACTGTGCTATCTTCAGTTCTTCGGGAGTGATGTAGTTTTCTACAATTGTGAACCCATGGTTTTTGTATTCTTTAAGATGGCGTTTTTCGATCATAAACCGATAAGACCCCAACCATGGTTGGCGATAGCATTTAAGATAATGAACCAGCAGGTTGCCATATGTGTAACCCACCAGATTGTGCGAATGACAGCGACGGAGTCTGCTTGACGATTGGTTTCGCCGACTTTCTCACCGAGGGACTGCGCCCATATTCTCCACCACTTTCGCATAATTCTTGGTCGGGGATGAAGGATTTGAACCTACGACCTTCCGCTCCCAAAGCGGACGCACTACCAAGCTGTGCTAATCCCCGAAAAGGTTAGGTGTTGCCGAAGCAACACCCGTCCTATTACGCACCCAACGCAGCGTAACCAGCGGCGACCATCGCACGAGTAGGAGTACCCAGACGATAGAAGTTCTTGGTTTGACCCTTGCTGTTAGTACGCTCGTTTGCGTAGATGGCGAAACCATCTGCTCGCAGCGAACGAACTACTTCGCGTGGGTTTTTGACGTTGAAACGAGCAGAGATCTGCTTAGCAGTGAATTGCTCGCCAGTTTGGAGTGCTTCAAGCACGCGTGCCTTCTTAGACATAATATATCTCCCTTAGAGATTTCAAGTTTAACAAAATGCGCAGTATTGCGCGATCATTCACCCACAAGGTCAGCGTATACAACATCGGGGCAGGTGACTTCATACGGATCAAATTCGTAATCGTCACGTTTCCCAGCTTCTGACCACCAGTGAGTAATGAACCCATCAACTACCATGGCAGCAAATCTCCAAGATCGCTTACCCATGCCGTAGTTATCCTTGTACACGGTCATATTCAAACCGCCAGTGAACCTTGCAGAACCATCAGGAATCATTTTTACTTTTGTGATTCCTAGATCTGCTGCCCACTTATTCATAACAAAGGCATCGTTAACAGAAATACAATAGATTTCGTCAACTCCTGCTGCTATAAATTGATCATACATTGCTTCATAACCAGGAAGTTGCAACTCCGTACAAGTAGGAGTGAATGCTCCTGGCAGAGAAAATAACAGCACTTTTTTATTGTTAAATGCTTGATTTGTTGTGAGATCTTCCCAGCGATATGGATTATCACCGCCAATAGATTCGTCACGAACTCTCATCTTGAATGTTACAGGAGGGACACGCATTCCCCTCATTTCGTGTGCTTCCATTAGTCGTTCTCGCTATGAAACTGCTCGCACATCTGAGCGATCTGTACACACTGATCACGCAGTTGTCCAATCGCCGACATCTCCTCACCCTTGACTGCGCCACGTTGACACATAGCGTCAAGGACTGAGATGGTAGTGCGCGAGGCACGGAATGATGCGTCATAGATAGGACGCACGTCTTCAATCGTCATAGTCTTTGCAGATGCTGCTGCTTCTGCCTTTTGCTTTGCTTCACCCATCATTATGCTCCGTAGGTTGATGATTTTTCCAGAGCGATGTAGTAGACAACATCGGTACTGGTGTTCTTAAACTCTGAAATAAGTTTAGAAGATACTGACACTTCATAGTCCCCGTCGATCAACTTTAGGTTAGCGACGTTCATTACAAACATGAAGTCCTCAGTCTCATATGAGCCAGGAACTGTAATGTCAAACGCACTAGAAGTTGCATTATTAGGATCTACAACAGTCAATTTAATACTGCCATCATTGGCGGTAATGGTCATCTTCTCGTGACCCAACGCACCAGCGGCACGTTTGACTTTATTTAGTGTTGCAAGATCAAGAGTAAACTTGACTTCTGACTCAACCATAGTAATATCTTTCTGAGGAGTTGTCAGAATAGACTCGTCGCTGTAAAAATACTTGACGTTGGATCGACCAGAAGAATCAGACACAGTGACAAATTCTTCTGCGAATGATAAATCAGGCGCATCGACAAGACCGAGGACAGCAAGGAACTCATCTAGATTGAAAATACCAAATGTTGAAGTAAACTCTTGATCTAGATTAGCGATCGCCATTATGTTCTTCGCTTCGGCAATAGTCTTGATCTTTTTACCTTCAGATAAAATAATATTTTGTTGAATGGAGGCAAAGTTCTTAAGAACTGCCATGGTGTTTTCATTGAGTTGCATCATTATCTCCTAGTTCCTCAATCCTGTATAAAATATCTTCAACAGCAGTAACGTATCCGCTGATGAAGTCAGGGTTCTCATCATAGTACCCTTTCTTTGCTTCCTTCATAATATTATGCAGGAAAGGCATCAACTCATCCATTACTTGATCCATGCCCAAGTGGCATCATATGCACACCAAGTGGCATCTGGGTCATTCTCTTTGATAAAGTTCCTGACGGTTTGTCTGATCCCTTTATCATTCCAATCATGACCAGAAAATAGTCCACCTTTCTTGACCTTTGGCCACCATTCATTCAACTCGCGTTGCGCTTGCTCTATAGAAAGATAAGCATCAAGGAATACAAAGTCAAGACTATCGTCTTCAAACTGCTGGACTGCTTCGCTGGTATCCATCTCAAGTATTTCGGCACGATGTGCTTCGCCACTGAAATAAACAAAGTTCAAGGCAGTTTCTCTAACAAGATCCATCTCAGGTATAGTGGTCTTTTTTCCTGCGCGAGTACCGTCTGTACCAATGTAATCGTCATAAGCAACCCAAGAGTCTACGCCATACAAAGTCTTGATGTTAGGGCAGCACTGAAGCAAAGTGCAGAAAGATTCTGCGCGATACAATCCAAGTTCTACACCAACCAAGTCTTTGCCCAGTGTACCGATAGTCAATACCAAACTACGAATATCAGGGAACTGATCCCTGAAATCATATCGGTGCCAACCTTCGGGATGAGGAGGAGACGTCTGATCAATTTCCGGAGTTGCCCTCCGACGACGCATCGTCCAAGTTTCAGTTGGATAAGAACTCCTCATAAAAGAAGTTCCTGGGTTATTTGGGTTTGCTACTGCCATAATTATATTCTACCTATCTAATCTCAAATGTCAAGCTCTTCCGACGAATTATTTTCGTCGGTCTCAACCTTATCGTCGAGTTTAGTATATAGGTCGCGGAAAGCAAGTTTGGTTTCCTCGTCGAAACGATTGGTGCACATTTCGATCGCAGTCATACGGTCACCGAAGATCGCGAATGCTTTGATGATGTGAACCAGTCGGCGAGTCGAGATGATCTCGTCAACGCCACCGTCCATGAAAGTCTTGCGAATGATATCCGCCCAGTCAACAAGTTTCTGAAGATAGTCATCGTCATTGACACCAACAGAGTCAGCGACTTTGTCAAGAATCTTGCGCTCGATAGCAGGTGAAGGATACTCCTGCTCACAGGTAATCGGATAACGCTCAAGGAATGCCTCGTTGAGGATGTTAGTACCGATGAAGCGACCATCGTCAGATCCCTTCCCCTTCGTGTTCGCGGTAGCAACCACGGTGAACCCATGAGCAGGAGTGATATACTCACCAGTCTTCTTGATGAAGTATCCTTTGCCCTCAAGGATAGACTGAAGGCACATGACTTTGGCAGGGTTCGCCAAGTCGATCTCGTCACAGAGCAGGACGGCACCCTTCTCCATTGCCTTGATAACTGGTCCTTTGAAGAACTTGGTATCACCGTTGACCAAACGGAAACCACCGATCAGGTCGTCCTCGTCAGTCTCGACGGTGAAGTTGACGCGAATGACTTCGCGCTTGGTCGCGGCACATGCCTGCTCGACCATGTAAGTCTTGCCATTGCCAGACAGACCAGTGATGAAGATAGGATAGAACTGCTTCGACTTGATCACGTCACGCACGGTGCGGAAATTGCCGAAGGGCACGAACAAGTCATCCTTGGCAGGAGTCAGGTTGTGCTCGAATCCATCGCTGTCCACGATCAACGAGGCAGTAGGAGTAGGTGCGGGAGCAACCACAGCGGGAGCAGGAGCACCAGACACAGGGGGAAACTGATACAGACCACGCTTGACACGAGTCGTCTTGTTCATCACCTTGGCGGTAGATGACAGGGCGACATCGTGACGTTCGGCAATCTCCTCGAAAGTCTTGTTGCTGACTTGCTGAGGCGCATCGCCCAGTTCACGCAGACAAATATCCAGAAACTCTTGTGACTTACTCATAATCAAACTCTCTCTCATATCCAATCAATACAACCATTATACTGAAACTGGGGTACAAACGCAAATCGAAAATACTGTAGGAAAATCAATGACTTAGGCAACCTTCGCTACCAAGTCATTGAGCATCTTGCGGGACTTCTTGCTACCGACCATTGACTTCTTGAAGGCAGTCCGGAGTTTACCCTTCGTGGCACCCTGTAGATCGTCGTCGATCTTGGCGTCTACAATCATGAGGGATGACTTGCGGATCAGGTAGCACTCGTCATATCCAACAGCATTCATGGTGATGAATCCTTCCTTGCTGTACTGTTTCCAGTTATCGTCCATCTCTGACCAGTCTTTGAATCCAACCATCGTTCCGAAGTCAGACTCCATGGAACGGCGAGAGTTCTCAGAGATGCGGTATCCAATCACGTTGCTACCAGTTGCGTTCTTGTACATAGCGAGAAGCATATCGGTCGCCTGAACATTGCGATAGTCATACTTCTTGTTGCCACGGAAGGTTCGGTTGGTGATAGGACAGGTGATAGTCACATATCCACCACCATACAAACCACTGCGAACAGGACTGTAACCATTACCAATACAACTCATCTCGTGCGAGCAACCATCAGTCAAGAAGAAGGTGTTGAGCACGTCGAGTTGATGTTGCTTGCGGAAAGCAATCGCCAGAGGTGTACCGATAGCGATCGCCTCATCCATGGGTGTACCGCCAAGACGCAAAGCATAGACTTCTTGGAATCGACGAGCGTGGGAATATAAAGAACGATCGTCAACAAATCCGATACGATTAGCAAGTTCTGAGAATCGTTTCTTGTTAAGATTACGCATGAACATGGCGAGCATAGTTTTGGCAATCAAAATCATGTTTGACTTACTTTGCTCGCTGCTGAATAACTCAAGCAGACGACCTTCATTAACATACAATACATTGTCACCGATGTCGGGACGAGATGATGCACCGTAGCATAATGAGTTGGTGAAACCATACACTCGGAAGGGCACGTTGATCTGACGACAGAAGTGAGTCAGAAGCAGAGTCTGCTCGATAGTCTCGTACATGACGTCATGCATAGAACCTGACATATCAAGGTACATGATGAAACCATGGTTCTTGCCTTCGGGCACGACCGTGACTTTCTTGAAGATATCGTCAGAGAACTTGTAGTTGTTCATCTTGACCGTGTCGATAACACCAGTCTTGGAAGTCATAGCACGGCGATGTTCACCAGCGGACTTCTTCATCTCAAACTCTTTGACCATATTGTTGATCGCTTTCTTGTTGACTCGCGACCACTCGTTGTAGAGAGCAGTGCCAAAAGTTTCGATCTGCTCGAGACGGATGGCAGTTTCTTCCTTGATTCTTTTAATATGCCAGTCATCGCGAACTTCGCCAGTTATCTTGTCCGAAATACGGTCGCCAGTAAGGATCTCGTCGACCAAGTCCTTGTTGGGCATAACAAAGTTATTCCAGTTGCGAGTATAGTCATTGACTCGGAAGTTGGTGACCTTGCCATTATGCGAAGTGTAGATTTCATTGTTGATCGCATCACGCAAAGACTGATCGGTGTTAGAAATAGGATCTTTGGTAGGACCGCCTGCACCATTAGAGGCAGTTGTTTCTTCCTCACCGTCCCAAGATTCTTCTTCCTCGTCGAATAAATCATCATACGCATCCGAAGCAGAGTTGCTTTCAACTTCCCCTTCCTCTGATTGCTCAGAGTCAATGCTGGATGTCTCGGTTGACTCAGTATCGTCGTCGGTGTCGTCGTCGCCTTCGCCCCAGTCCAATGACTCTTGATCATCGTCATCTTCTTCTGGTTCTTCCATGGCGAGTTGCTCTTTGCGCTCCTGTTCTTCCTCACGCTGCTTCTCGAGTTCTTCCTTACAGAAAGCGAACAGGTCGTCAGTGATAGCGACAACGTCTTCCCAAGTTTCAGCGTTTTCGATGCGAGGCAACCACTGACGTTCGTCAGCAGAGAACTGGACACCAGCGGACATACCGCACTTGAAATAAGTATTGATGCGGTCAATCAAACCCATCTTGTTGATCGCGTCAATGTCAGCACCGAAGAAACCGTCGGCGAGCAGTTTGCGATAAGACTTGATGAAAGGAGCACGCAGACCAGGATACTTGCGCTGGATCAACTTCTCGATCCGAGCGTCCTCGACCACGTTGAGGAATGACTTGTAACCAGCACCCTTGGAGCATACAGCGTCATGCCAACCTTCAAGGGGAGTGTACAGAGCGTGACCCACCTCGTGACCAATAAGGTGGTCCTCGGTATAGGACGCCACGTCTGCCCACATAGGCAGAGTCAGTACACGGTTCTTGACGTCAAACATAGCAGTCCGCACGTTATCCTGTACGACCGTAATGTTCTCGGTCGCTAGGAGTTTAGCGGTAGTTGACTTTGCTGCTTGATCCATATCTTTCTCCTCAACTCAGACTATATTATGACTGAATGTGGGTACAAAGTAAAGTTTGAAAAACTGTAATGAAATCAACGACTTACGTCTGGTTGGTATATGGGGCGAACTCCATCTCGAAGTTCTGCGCTGCTTTGATGTTCTCAAACATAAACGTGTGCTGGTAGATGTCAGTGTAGGATTTGAAGTGCCACTCTTGCTTCTCGCACTGCCTCTTACACCAATCCTTACCAACGGAAGTCAGGTCACTGTGTAATGTAACAATGTGTCCTGGCATCCAACCACGTTTATAATCAGTGATTTGCTGTGGGGTCAAAGCATTGCTTCCAATGCATTGTACTGCCAATCAGAGATACGATCCCACTGAACTTCCCAAAACATTTCAAGACCTTCGTCATCAAACTCACGTTCTTCAGCGTTGAAGTGTGCTTGAAGATCTTCGTCGCCTTCAAGGACCATATCAATGAACTCATCGCTCTCAAGTTCTGCTTGATCTTCAAGACCGCCAGCATCAAAGACAGCGCAACCAATAAAGTTGCAGAACTCGTCCTCATAGGTCAGGGCAAGTTGAACTCCTGGGTCAGCGTATCCGATCTGTTCAGCAAGATAAGTACAGAACTCAATACAAGGTGACCAAGCAGAATACATTGACAGTCCGGAATCATCACGGTCTGTACAGTATGCCCACTTCGCGCCTACTTGTTCGCACATATTCGTACGATCCATATCGTCGTAGGAGTCAAAGAAAACGAAACCAAGATGTTTCTCGTGGTCGTGAGCAGTGTCATCATTATCCAATCGACCAAGGATTTGGTTCCAAACCTTGAGACCCTCTTCGCTGATACTCCTAACACTGAGATATTGACTTACATGATTTGCCATTAGTCTTCCTCCTCCATAAACTCTTGAAGCAAAATATCACTTAAACGATTTTTAGTGAGCGACAGAACTTCTTTAAGTTCTACTTTGTTACACTTCTCTAAGAGAGAATCAATCTGTACAACTTTGCCATCGTTACCAGCAGAAGCAGATCTCCACTTGAACCTATATCCAAACTGACTCTTCATCTCATCGTGTAGATGTTTTTCTAAAGTAGTTTGATCACCGTCAGCAGTATATAGGCAACGAATAAACACATCGTCTTTCGACCAACCTTGCGAACGGATGTACTTACCGCAATTATGGGCAGTGGACTTCAAAGAAGCAACTCGATACTGGCAGTTGCTAGTTTGTCCAATGTAACCCATCTGTTCATGGAGAATCTCATCACCAATGGTTTCGAGATCATCCTTGTGCGCAACCAAATAAACTACGTTGGTTGAAGGTGCGTCGCGCCAAAATGTTTCGGCGAGAATAGTTTTATATGACGGCACTTTGGACAGGGGTGTCCAATCCATAGAATCGTCAATGATGAGTTCTAACATAATATAGTTTCCTTATGAACCAACAATCATTATGCCTGTATTACTGATCAAAAGCAAGTTCAAAAAACTATAGGGAAATCAATCACTTAGGAACTTCTTGACTCCAGCTAGCGATTGATTGATAACCTGATGCATGTCCAGATACTGATAAGTCCCGCATCGACCAATGAATGACATCTTTGGATTGTCCAATACAGTTTTAGCAAGATACTTGCCATAGATCTCGGCATTGTTGCCTTCAATATCTTTGACAGGATAGTATCGCTCCATGTTGTTATCCTTATAGTCACATGGATACTCATAAGTCAAGGTGGTTGCCATATCGTTCTCGCCGTGATTAGGAAAGACTTTCCACTCAGTCACGCGAGTCGGACCATCGTAGGTGGTGAAGTTTGTAGTTGCGGTCTTGTACATCTGCTTCTCGGGCAAAGTCACAGTGTCAAATTTGATACTGCGGTATGGCAACTCACCAAACTCATAATCATAATATTCGTCAATGGGCATGCTATTGAATATGTGATCAACGTCATCTTCCATTTTCTTATCGAAAGGATAATCAAGGACAACTCTAATATTTTCGTGATCAAAGATACGTTCAAACATTGCGGTGTATCCATCCGCTGGCATCTTTTGAAAGTCGTCGTTCGGGAAGTAATATTCGTTGTCGTCATCGCGTACAGGTACACGTTCTAGAATCTTAGGATTCAACTCCTCGATCTCTTTGTCCCACATCTTCTTGGTGTAAGGTCGGAAGAAAGTATCTACAATATTATCTTGACCAATGCGTGCGACAGTATCTTTGTTGGGCGGGAGCACATAGAACTCACCATCAGTGTGCTTGGCGAGAACTTTATGTTTATGTTCAACCCAGTCTGTAAATTGACTCATCCACTCAACGACTCGTTCGTTAGAAGTGTGGAAGATATGCGGACCATACTTATGCACTCGAATGCCGTGCTCATTAATATAGTCGTACGCATTGCCCGCAATATGATCGCGAGCATCAATAACAGTGACTTTGTGACCTGCTTCAGCAAGTTCGCGAGCATACACTGCCCCTGCGAAACCTGCGCCAACTACAAGATAAGTCATGATAGATATTCCTCTATCTGTTCCTTGGTGATTTCTTTGTTCATAGGTTGCGATTCATAGTATGCTTCTTTCTGATCTTTAGCAAGTTTAGTCAACTCAGCATCAGTCATCGACTCTATCTTTGCGCAAGTCAATCCAACATAAGGTTCGCCGAACACTGCTCCTTCCTTATCTTCGCAGATAAGAATCGAACCAACGTCAGCAACCTGTTGAGGTCTTGCTCGCCACCAACCCGATCCAGCATGCCAGTATCCCGCCATGAGGATACCCCACTGATCATTGAACACCGCAACCATATCTTCTTCGGATAACCTGACCTGCTTCTTCTTCGCGGAACCATATTGCTTGATGTCCCAAGTCACACCTTCAGTGACCTTGTTAAACCACTTCTCGGTCTCGCTTTGAATCAACCCTGCAAAGTTAAACACCTTCTGCTTTGGTTCCTCGAACAAGGTGACAGGTGCTTGACGATGTAAGGTGTAGGCGGGAGCAAACCACGAATGAATCTTATCCTGATCCCAGTGAGGGAACAGCATCTTGAAGTCACCACCAAGATGCGCAGGCAGGGTCACAGGGCGATCACCCTTGGTGATGTTCTTCAACCCTTGCTTTAAGTATGGTTTCCACTCCTCGCGAAGTTCCTTCTCGGCAACAACATTGTTGATGTAGTAATCGTTAGTGATTGAATCAAAAATCTTATCAACATTGCCGCGCCAAGTATTAATGTTCTTCGGCGACTGCCAGTCTTCAATCGCAAGATATGCATCGGGTCGTTGACTCAAAGTCCAGAGGGCACCATACATGTATGTGTTGTATGGTGAAATGTGCATCATGAACACCACAACCTTGTCATAGTGCCCCAAGTTTTCACCAGCGGTAACAGGTCTTTGCTCGACTTCCCAACCTAGATCTTCTAAGCACTTGACGAAACTGTAGTGAGCAGTACAGAGTCCAATCTGCGACGACTTGTGAAAGTCAGGAGTACACGCTGCTCGAGTGAACCCTGTTACTAAGATCTTTGCCATTTCTTAACACCTCTCCTGATGCTAGTGTCTTTAATTTCATTAAGAGTATCTTCTAGGAAAGTGTTCCAATCTACTGCTCTTGCTTCCCAATTATAAAACCGATTTACATACTCGCTCGCGTCATTAGTAGTATATAATAATTCTTCTATGTTGTCAACCACTTTTATCATCTCGTTATACAAACGATCTATGTGTAGTTCTTCATTTTCAGTATACTGATACATTTGTGTCCAATTAGCAGCAGTTTCATACATCGCCCCGTTGTTAGAGTGTAGACATACACAACCTGCACTCATTGCCTCCATAAGACTTAGGCACGACAACTCTATCTCATTGGCGGGATGAACAAATACATGCGAATCATTCAGTGCTACTTCTAACAGGTCTCTTTCTACCGTCCCGCGATTAATTATCCTTGGGTTGTTATCTATGATATCAAAAACTTCTTTGAACTCTTGTTCATCTTCTTTCCACCCATACAGATCAACCGTACCATAAACTTCTAAGTGGACGTTGTCATATTTTTTCGTCAACTTATCAAAGGCAGGAAGTAAAACGTGTAATGCTTTCCTAGGATGCACATGATGTATAAATCGAATACCCTCCTGTACAGAAGGTTTGGGGGTAAAAGATCTAATTGGTTCTATGGCATTTAATATCACCTTTATTTTTTCTGAAGGTATCTTGCGTTTCTTAGCAACTTTGTTTAGATGGTAATGACTCATAAAAACGTATCTATGGTAATCTTCCATGTGCATCTTGCTAAACTGTAGCGGATTATGACACCAGTAAATTCTAATCTTATCAGAATGTAACCAATTCTGCGCAGGTGAGTTCGGCGAACACACTATATTGAAATGTTTGAGCAAGTCTTGGTCTACAACTTCCACCAGTTTCTGTGCTAGTTGTTCTGCTCCACCGTTTGAGTTAGGATGAGATTTGTATTTCCCACCAATGATGGCGGTCATACTATATCTTCCAAAGTTTTCTTGGGCGTCATAAACTCAGAAACAAACGGCACCTCTGATACAGGCAAGTCTCCTGGTCTACGATCGCCATACACTATGTCAAACTGCTTTCCATATTTTTCTTGATACGTTTCGAGATACTCTTTTACTGTATGTGACTTTCCTGAACCCAATGGTTCATAGTCAGTCATGGATGCTGGTTCTCTTACCGCTCGGACCAACGCATCAGTAATATCATCAACATGTATGTAGTCACGAACGCAAGTTCCATCTTTCGTGTCATAGTCATCACCGTAGACTGTAAACGTACCAGTCTTTTTCGCCTTCTCGATTCCCAATGGTAATCCTTCTGGGTTAGTCGGCGACCCACCTCCTACGTTGTAGAAGCGAAAGATGGTATACTCTTTGCATGTATCCTTGATAATCTGCTCGCACATAACCTTAGAGTGACCATAAGGTGAGTCAGGATGAAAGGCAGCACCAGTAGAAGCAAAAACCATTTTAGCATTTGGAAATGCTCTCATCACGTTTATAGTGCCGCCCACATTGGTACTATAATACTTTAAAGGGTCGCGAACACTTTCCCCGACTCTAACCAATGCTGCTAAATGAACAACGCAGGTCACTGTTCGATTAGAATTCATCCTGGGATATTTTATATCCCATTCAGAGACGTCTATTGCTGTTGCATTAGGTAACTTCTCAGCGAGCACTTTGCCGATATAACCTTTAGCACCAGTAATTACTACTTCAGGTGTTCTCACAGACTCGCTTCCTCAGGTCGCTAGAACTAAATCGGTGATCACGTTTATTAAAGTGTAGATCAATGTCGCGTTTACGACAGATATCCTTACCAGTAAAATCTTTATCCCGATATTCTTCGCCGAGGATACGCACGTTGATATGATACATCGCTAGGATATCTTCTAGGTCTGCTTCAGTAGAATATGGAATAATCTCATCAACATAACTTACTGCTTTGAGTTGCGTGTATCTTTCAACAACGGTTTGAATAGGTTGATTCTTGCTAGGACGGTCAAGAGTCGGGTCTACCTGCAATCCACAAATCAAATAATCACATTGGTCTTTGGCATCACGAAGCATCTGCACATGACCAGCATGTAACAGATCAAAGGCACTACAAGTAAACCCGACTCTCATCCGAAAAACTCCTCAAGCGTTCCTGCTTGTTGATATGCTTCGGGGTGATATTCCATCACCATAGACTTACCACCCTTCTGCTCAAGGTATTCATACCACTCTGACTCTGACCACATGTTAGGTGATACACCGTTCCAGTATTCGCGCCATAACCTATGATCTTTGTTGAGTCGGCGGTCATCAACGTATTGTTTACGATACGACTCATACTCCCACGAACCCAACTTATCCATATCCTCGCGAAAGTAATAGACTAGAGACATACGCATCAAGTCATCTTCACCTGAGTCGGGTGCCTCGATAGGAGTGTTACCATGAATCACTCGCATGTTATCGACGAGTAATAGATCTCCTGGTCGAACGTTGATAGCAACGCGAACCTCTGGGCAAACAAGATAACCACCCTTCCAGTTTCGCTTACCATCACTGATCACGGTCAGGTTTGAGAATCCTGGGACGAGCGAACCTTGGTCGCGGTGACACGCCATACGTGCGTTACGATCTTTGGTAGTTGTGTTCACTGTAATCGTAGTGAAGGTTGTATCCTCACCAATCAAGAAACGATTGTCCAATCTATCGGCAAATACTTTCTGCCTTCCATACCGAACAGGTAGTAACTCGGCAAAAGTCTTGTCAAGTTTACGAGCGAACGGATATGACTTCTCAAACTTCTCGCGATTGTGGTCAACATATGAAGTCGCACGACCATACGGGATACGTGGGTATCGACCATAGAACCCAGCGATACCTGACCAGATAGCAGTGGCGTAGGAAGTATCAGAGATGCACTCCTCGCGGATACGTTTGGCATATATGGATGCTGCATGAATATCTGGACTGTATCCAAGACCCTTGGTTAATTCGGCGAGTCGGCGCATACACTCAGGGAAAAAGTTTTCATAAGTGCCGAACTCTTTCTCGACAGCAGTAGTCAACCAAACCTCGCCTCTTCCATTTGCTCCCAGCGTACTTCGAGCAAACTCTTGGATAGGGTCAGACCCATCAACATTTGCTGGTTGACCTTTGGCGTACCAATCCAAGACTTTGCTTTGAAAAGTAGTGACCCACTCACGATTGTACGACTTACCTTCTCGAGGACCAGCTGCTAGACCACGATTGTTAGATTCAACCGCTGCGTCAAACAAACCTTCAAGGGCACCGTCCTGTTCTTCTTGAGTGAATACACCCTTGCGGAACTTAAACGCAATGCGGTCCTCGTTTAGAGTATCGTCTGTCAATGAGTTGCTCGGAAGATAGAGATCTGTATCCCCATCAATCAAGATATCATAATGTTCCTCGTCTACAAACTGACCAAGGACTTTGTCTTCAGACTCTATGAAGTTAGCAATGTATACATCTTGACCTTCGTCACCGATGAACTTTTGCCACGAGTAATTTCCAATAGTAATTTTATCCATAGTTCCTATTCTACTACAGTTTTGACAGAATGTCAAGAGTTTTTTCTCTGCTCTCTGAGAGTCAGGTTTACTTGCCTTCTACGCAGGTAATCATTGCGCATGTATTCATCCGCGTTATCAGCATGCATGCCGTTCAAATCTACATAATGAATGAATGCTTGGTACACTATACCGTCTGGATTGGCGTCTCTCCAGTGTTCCACTTCGCAACCAGCATACAAGATAGCATCTCCTACCTCAGGAGCGTATGATCCTTGCTTTAGTTCCTGAGAAGATTTTCTGGGAGACCAATGAAATTTCCAAGGAGAACCTTCGTTTCGTAAACAAACGGTGGCACTGACTTGACAAGATGGTCTGTCAGTATGGCGGTTCAATACTTCTCCAACGGAATATATCCTACAATAGTCGTAAGTTGGACCAAGTCTCAATCCAGTATGTTCTTCCATTTTTTCTAGACTATCTTCTAACAAATCCCAATTTGCCCCATAGTCTGCCCAAGAAGAAGCGCATTGTCCATCATCAAACAGCATGCCTAATTGATTTTGTTCCATACGATCAGCATAGAACTTTGCTTCCTCTTTGCTTATGAAACCTTTTACAATTTTAACTAATTCATTCATGCTGCTATCTTGGAGAAGTTCTTTTCCTTAACAAACTCAATCTTAGAATCAAACTTACCTTCTAGCATATCACCCTTGTGTGATATGATAAACACGTTAGTGTCGTCGCCAAGAGTATGAATAATCTTCATCAAGTTTTCGATACCTGCTTCGTCTAACGATGAGTCGAACGTCTCATCAAGAATCAGGAGATTAGTGCTGATGCTGTTCTTCATCTTAGCAACCTGTCGCCAAGTAAACAGAAGTGCCAAGTCGATACGTTGCTTCTCTCCCTCGGAGAAAGAGTCATAGGTAAACGAATCACGGTGGCGTGATCGTATAGTTTCTTGGAAACTTTCGTTGAGATCAAAGTGAACATAGAAGTCTAGGATAGATAGGTATTGGTTGACCAACTTATTTATCACAGGCAGATACTGCTTGACAATCTTGGTCTTGATACCAGTATCTTTTAGCATCTCTGCTATCACGCTGTTATATGCTGCTTGATCATTCAGTTTGTTTCTTGACTCCATCAAGTCATGATACTCTTTGACCAACGTATCATAGTCGTCGTTTGCTTTGGCAAGGTCAGATTTGTCATCAGAGAGAATATCAAGATCCCATTGCGCGATCTGTATTTCACTGTCGCATTTAGTAATCAGATCATTTAAAGATTGTATCTCGGTTCCCCAACCAAAACTTAAACTCTGCCTGTCTTGGCACTCCTTTAATCGTTCGGTTGCTTTTTCAGTTTGCGCTGCGATTTCAGTAAGACGTGATTGAAACTCTGCTGCTGTTTTCTTTGCCTGTTCGAGTTTCCCTCGTTTGAGTTCTTCGTTGATGTCTTGCTCACAGGTGGGACATGAGGAGTGATCTTCATAAAACTTTGTTTCCTTTACGAGTGCCTTGATTTTAGTTTGTATCTCAGTGTTCGCCTCTCGCAGATCATGAACCTCGTTAGTCGCCGCCAAGTTTTCTTCCTGTAACCCTTCGTTGTTAGCAAGGACTTTTACATTTAGGGCAGCGATAGCGGCGAAGTGTTCTTCTTTCTCATCCTTGTAACGCTGGATGAGTTCTTCTTTTTCCTGCTTGGCGTCATGATTGAGTTTAGAAATATCACGAATGTATTTCTTTTGCGCTTCAGTCTTAGTTTCGTTAATCTCAATGTCATGATATGCTTGATTAATCTTTTCCTTTAAGACTGAGTTGCGTTCTTTCAGCAACGCATTCATCTTAGAGAACACGCCAATATCAAGTAGATCTTCGATCACTTCCCTACGATTGAACGCTGACAGTTGCATGAATGGAATGAAGGAAGAAGAACCAAGCACCACGACCTGATGAAAAGTCTTGTGTGTCAACTTCAAGATGTTTTGCTCTAGGACTTTTTGATACTCTTTGTTATGTGAGTTTTGATTCAATAAGGTGCCGTCAACATAGATCTCAAACTTTCCTGGTTTCAATCCACGAAACACTCGATAGTTCTTGGACCCAATAGTAAACTCGACTTCTACCTCACACTTCTTATCGTTGATCGAGTTGACCAGTTGTGGTTTGTTAATATTACGATGTGCCTTACCGAACAAGGCAAACGAGATAGCATCAAGCATAGTTGACTTGCCCGAACCGTTCTGTCCAATGACGAGAGTATGCTTGCTGTTGTTTAATTTAATATCTGTCCAGTTGTTACCTGTGGACAAAAAGTTTTTATATCTTACTGCTGTGAAATTAATCATGCTGTTGCTTCAACTGTTGTGGTCTCAAATAATCTTACTGGGAAATTTTCTTGGATATTTTTAAACTCATCGATCCTACTGCGATCCCACTTCACTACCTTAACATCAGTGAATCCAATATTTTCCAGAGTCTGTATCATTTCTTGTTTTGGCCAGAGATACTTATGTTCTCCGTTCTGTTCTAGCAAATGTAGGGCAACATTCTCTTGTTTGCTTTTATTTGGATCTGGGTCATCCGCCCAAGAGTTGATATGTTTAGTTCTTTCGTCATTCCAGATAAACATGTATTGCTTTACATATGGGTGGTTGTTTAACTTGCCTTCATTTTCTTCACAAGTCAACCACTCAATATGGTCGTATGCTGGCCAAGCGATACGAATGGTTCCTCCTGGTTTCAGTATGCGTTTACAATCTTTGAGGTGCCTTATACCTTCGTGTTTGTGTAGGTGTTCTATAAAATGTTCAGAAAAGATACCGTCATAGGTGTCAGATATAAATGGCATAGGGAAAGTACAGTCATGGATGATACCTGCTTCTAATCCTATATTGTCCCAACCCTTTCTTGTTACCTTTGCGCCAATCTCTAGCAGTCTCATACAGGGAACTTCTCTATCAGTTCGTAAAACCCTCCGATGTACTTTCCGTCCACATACACCTGAGGAAATTCTTTAGTAAAGTCCACCTTGCTCCTATCGACTTTTCCCATTGACAGATCCTTCAAAGTAAAATTTAAAACATCATATTGTATTCCCTTTACCAATCGGCAATGTAATACACACCTCGCACCCCATCCGCATTCTTCAGGTGCAACTATTTTGATCTGGCGTTTCTTCATGATATCTCTAGAGTCTGCGCTTCAGTCATAAGTTCGCCCATCTCTTTCTTGATCCGATCCTTATCTAAAATAGTTTCTACATTATCAACATACTGGGATAATAGAGTAGATGTATCCTCGACTTCAAGTCCTTCGTCGCTGACTGATTCACCAGTAAACTCATTAAAATCTTCTTGGATTTTTAGATCATAGATGTCGCGTTGCTGAATCCTGTCAATGAAACGATCGAACATAAACCCATCAGTCTTGTTGATAACAACAACCTTGACGAACCTTTTATCAAGGATAGACAGATCCATTTCATTATAGTCCTCGTTCTCATCATCATAACGGATGCGATGAAATAGAGTCAGAGGATTGCGGATAGGTGTTAGTTCACGAGTATCAGTATCAAACACATGAAAGAACTTATCATCGTGAGCATCATTCCAGAAAAACTCCATCTGCGAACCAAGGTAATGTATGTTGCCTTGGTTAGACTTACAGTGATAATGACCAGAGAGTACCAACTCAAACCTGCGTAGGTTATCAGCAGACATACCATGAGTACAAGGTACACCACGAAGCATATCAAATCCGTTCAACTCAAAGTGCCCTGCAACAACATCTGCCTTACAGTTTACAAGAAACTCGTTTGTATCTTCTTCGTTATCCTGACAGATCCAAGGCACCAAAGCAAACTTCAACCCATCATAGTCCAAGACTTTTGCTTGATGAACAATGTTGACCTCGTTCATGTAATGACCGAGCAGTTCTTTTAATGAGTTTAGTTCGTTAGTGTTCTTGTAGTATGTGTCATGATTGCCAGGAATAATATCCATGGTAATCTTATCTTTACGCAATCTCTCAAGGAACACTTTACGATTACTGTTAAGTGCCTTGAAGTTTATAAAGCGACGGTGCTCATAATAATCACCAAGGTGTACGATATGCTTGATATCATTTTCTTCTAGATACGGAAAGAACACTTCATTATAGAAGCGTTCTTGATAATCAATAAAAATATCTGAAGAGTTCCTGATACCGCAATGGGTATCGTTTAGTATGGCAAACTTCAAAACTATTCCTCTAGGAAGTCAGAAAGATCAGAGTCGACTGAGTAAGACCTTCTCTTATGCGAGACGTTCTTTTGTTTGTAATCATTAACTGCTTTATCTTTTTCCTTGACGTCATCAATACGGCGACGAAGGTTGTCGACGAAAGATTGAACTGCTTTTGCTACTTGCGGATCTTCATCGGCATCAATCATAAATTCTTCAATGCCAGATTCAGCAAGAAACTTTAGTTTGACGTCTTGTTGCTTCTTCTCTTTTTTGATACGACGAATGAAAGCAAACCAACATATTTGAGTAAAGTATCCAAACGCATTGGGTTTGCCCTTACGAGTTGCTGCTTCGATGTTGTAGTTGCCGATGGCATTCAAACAGTTTTCTACGGCGTCCATCACCATCTCTTCGCGATAAGTGTAGCGAACAAAGTTAGACTTGTGCGACAAACCCTCAGAGATCTTTAAGAAGCATCGAGCGATATAGTCAGTTACGATAGGGTCGTCTTGACCTTTCTCTCTTGCTTCCCTTACAGTTTTGACATAGTCTACAACTGCTTGGGAGAACTCCTTGTTGTTTACATAATGCGGTCGTTCGCTAGGTTTCATAATAACTCCAAAATTACAACTAGATTATATTGTACCTTAATCTGAATCAAATGTCAATGCTTTGGTTTAAAAGTAACGACATTGCCTTTGCCGTTCACAGACTCGGGTCTCTCGTCATTACCGAACGCTTCTTGTATCGTTTGACAAGAGGAAATATATTGTTCAATCAAGGAGTCGGACGGTGTAGATAAGGAAACAATTGATATTGGATTCAAAGCACAAGACGATTCTAGGTCGTCAGTATATTTTAAGAAAGGTCTCATGACATAGTATTGTTTGCCTTCTACTATGTCTAATGCTTCATAGTCCTCATCCATTAGTTCTTCAACAAACACAGCATGATCAATTAGGTAATGGTGTTCATCGCTTTCTAGTATTTGTGCTATGATCCAATCACCAGTGACTAGGAAGAACTGCCCCAAAGATGCTTTGTTAATTTTCATATATGTACCTTATGAAGTTCATAATCAAACTTTTCTCTATTGTATATCTTTATGCGTTCACCTGAGTGGTTTAAGGTGAAATTCTTTTTCGACTGCCACTGTAAGTCATCACAGAGGTCGTAGAGTTTGGTATCTTGCCCGTTGTCTGCTTTTCTAAGTCCCCTACCGATTGACTGTAATACTTTGACTTGCGACTTAGAAGGAGAAGCGAATATGATATTGTGAAGATTACGAATATTAATACCAGTAGAAAAGGTGCCAAGACTAGCCACGATAATTGCATTTTCGGATCCCTCTACGATTCCTCGAATCGCTTCTCTGTCTGTAACATCAGTACCGCCATGTACATAAAAGACCTTGTCGTTCTGCTCTTTTATCATCTTATACAATATTTCACCATGCTTTTCTACAAACTGATACAGCACCAGAGTATTACCCTTTTGCGTCAGTGCTAGATTGCGTATCAGTTTGTTTCTAGGTTCATGTCCAACTAGGAAATCAACTTCCTCTTGATAAGTTCGCCCTACATTAATTCTACGGAATTCTTTTGGATAGTCAAGAACTAATACATCTATTTTTAGTTTCGCCAGTGTACCCTTATCCTGTAAGTCTCGGGTAAACGTCACTCGCTTTGTCGGACCAAACAATCCTTCTAGCACAAGTTTGTTTACCTGCGTACCATCAAGTGTACCTGTGGTGCCAAACCTATAGTCTGCTTCAATACATTTGTTCATCAAGGTGGTTAGTGACTTTGCCTTGAACAAGTGGCACTCGTCACCAAACACGCACCCAAACTGTTCGAACCATTCCTTGCCTAGTCTGTAAACTGACTGCCAAGTTGTTACAATGATCCTCTTATCAGTCTTTTTGTCTTTACCCGAATAAATCCTATGGACTTCATCTACATCGAATCCATAGTCCTCAAAGTCTTTGTACATCTGCTCAACCAACGATGTAGTCGGAACCACTATCAGTACCGACTTCTCGTGTTGATTAAGATACCAGCGCATCAAGTTGTAGATTATAAACGACTTACCAGAACCTGTAGGCGAAAGCAAGAGGCAGCGTTTGCGTTCTATACCATGCACTATAGCATCATACTGATAATCTCGAGGAGCGAAAGGCATGTTCCAAATTGCTTGCGAAGAAACCAACTTCTGGTGATCGACCTTGTTAGTTGCGTTGGGAAGACCATACGGACTATCTTTTAACTGTATGTGATAGTGACGGTCTGCTGCGAACCTACAAAGTTTTGCATACAATCCAACGTTGAGTTCGCAGGTCAATGAGTTGAACAAACGGATCTTGCCATCCCATTGCCTGCGTCGAACCGCTGGCATAAACTTAGCACCAGGAACATTGAACGAGAAATACTCACTCAGTTCGTGACGGACACCTGCATCACACAGGACTGCCATCATTGAGTGGTTCTGCATTTGTAACGTCAGGGTCGCCATGCTTTTCTTTGTAATCTTTTATTGCTGTCTTAATCGCATCTTCCGCTAGTACTGAACAATGTATCTTTACAGGCGGGAGTGATAGTTCTTCAGCAATTTGTCGATTACTGATTTCTCCTGCTTCGTCAAGGGACTTTCCTCGAACCCACTCGGTGAGTAGCGATGAAGAAGCAATAGCACTGCCACATCCGAAAGTTTTGAATCGAGCGTCTTCAATAATTCCGTCGGACGATACTTTGATTTGCAACCGCATGACGTCTCCGCACGCTGGAGCACCGACCATGCCTGTTCCGACATTTTCTTCGCTGTCGGCGAACTTACCAACGTTCCTAGGATTTTCATAGTGGTCAAGCACCTTCTCGCTGTATGCCATAAATTTCCTCCCTGAACGCAGGGTCTTTACCGAAGTTAGCAGCTGCGTTCGCTTTTGCTTTTGCTAAAACGATAGGCGAGTTTGGTTTACGTTTATCGCGATAAGAACCATGCGAACTTTTCTTCGCCCTCTTTCTAATCTTGATATTGGTTTTCATTGTCTTCGCCATAACGTCTCCACACTCCATCTGTTGTTAGTTTAAAACATGCTATAAAAAAATCGGGACGAGTATTTTCAGTCCACTCTTCTGGGGCGATCATACTCATAACATCCTGCCCCTTGTTGTTGTACAGATAATACTTCTTGCCGATGATAGGTGTTACTCCTATCGCTGCGTTTTCTACGCGAGTTGTATCCTGTACTAGTTCTACAAGAGCATCGTACTCCTCTTGTAGTTTTTCTATCCTGCCTTCTATATATTGGTTTCCCTTCAGTGGGTTACCATGATCAACAATAGCAGGGAAAGAAGGTGTCGTACCATAAGCGAGCAGAGATTTTTTATCCCCCTGACTCAAACCTTCGCACCTCTATGATATTACGAATATGTTGATGCCGCCACTTGATACCTTCTACCATCTCCTTTAATGCATCAACCATTGCTTTGTAGTAAGCAATCTTTTGTTCTGACTTCTGTATCTCAGCGTCACTGTCATAGTAATAATTCATATCACCTTTCATTACCTTTAGACCGTCGAACGGATCGTGCTTCCAACCAAGTTCAACGATCTCTTCTTGCGACATCTTACCGTTGTACCAGAGAAACTTGTTCTTCAGCAAGACTTGCTGATCCGACTCTGCTTTCTTAAGTAAGAGTTTTGCTTGAGTAAGATACCCAAGATACTTCGCGTGAAGTTTGGGTGTCTCTCTAGAACATTCATCTAACTTATGAGATATCTCACAATCTTGCGACCACTGCGCAAGTACATCATCTAAATTCATATTTACACTATTTCGAAATAACTAAACCTGAAACTTGCTGGGAAGGTAACATACTCTACACCTTGGTTCTGTGCCTCAAACCGAATGTCTCCAACCGCCACTGGTATACAATCAATATATCGTATGGTCTTATTTTTCTGATTAGAACTTGTCAAGGCAGTAATAGAGATATCTGCATAAGTCGGTTGGGTACTAGTGTCCCCACCAAAAGAATCTCTTTTCTGAATTTGATCAAGGTTGACTAATCTAAGCATCCAGTTGTAAACTTCTAGATACGAGTTAAAGTCTTCATCGAGTAAGACATCCATAGTCAGTTCACCATATTGCATCTGGTTTCCTGGCATAGGAACACTTTGTATGCGTTGGTACGGTGTCTCGGTAGCAGGGTTTGCTGCACCAGGATGATTGATAGACTGGACAAAGAACGTCAGATTAGAGAAGTTCTGACGATCAATGACAACCCTGAACCCAGTGGGTTGGAACAGGTTGATATTAGATGTAAGGTTGTCGGACATGTATACTTTCCTATAGAATAGGTCTATTGTATACTATTTAGTCCCAAAAAGCAAGCAATAAAAATGCCCCTTTCGGGGCATCATTTTATTCAGAAGGGCAAGCAGTGCCATCCTCTGAAGCATCATACTTCTCGTCACCACAACCATATTTGTTATCGTTGTTGGTGTCGCATCCACGTTGCCAGTACTGCATTGTGAAAGTATAACCTTCACTCCAAGGAGTGTATGCTTTACACCACTCGTGACTACCAAATGCTTCACCGTCTACACCAGTGTCTGGTGGGACGTAATCTACTTTTTCGGTCGGTACGATTTTTTCATATCGCATCGTTTTACCGTTATTGTAGACGGAACGTCTCCACAACTCAGAACGCTTAGAAACGAAAACGTACTCGTCGTCAGCAACCGTATAAACGTCACCGTTGTCGTAGGTGATAGTATGAGCGTGTGCCAAGATGGGCAGGCACAAAAAGAACAGAATAATATTTTTCATATCATCTCCAATAGTTTCGAAACATATTGCAACTTGCATTGCAGTATTATATAGTAATCATAAAAAAAGGGGGACCGAAGTCCCCCCATACAAATACCGATTTTTATTATTATTATTCGGTGAACCGTATCTTAGGCAGAAACCATCAGGTTGTCTACACGGAAGATGCGGTAGTACTGGTTGCTCTTAGCAGCAGCAAGACCATCAGAAGGCGTACCGCCAACGAATGGGTTAGATACCATGCCATAACGAGTCTTGAACCCGATACGTGGCTGGAAGTCATTCTCGCCTACAGCGCGAACCATTTGCAGTGGTACATATGGGCAGTAGAATACACCTGCGTCATATGGGTTAGTGCCCTTGTAACCAACAGTTACATAGTCAGCAACCGCATATGGGTCGATGTAGATGCGCATACGTCCGTTCAGTACACCAGCAAAAGTGTTACCAGTGTCGTCAACTTCCAGAGAAGTGCTCAGAGCAGGAGCGTAGTCAAGCATACCAGAAGCAGCGAGAGCAGTAGCAACATCAGAAGATACGATTGCTACGTTACCCTTACCGCGACGAGTTTCTTTAGCGATAGTGTTTGCTTCGCGATCCAGTTGGACAAGCAGACCCTTGAACTTCTCAACAGACCAACGACCATCAGCGTCCGTAGACAGGTCGAAGATACCGTTGGTAGCAGTGTTAGCAGTCAATGCACCAGTCTTCGCTTGGCTGTTGATAGTACGGATAACTTCGCGGTTAATTTCAGCAAGAATTTCTACTGAAAGAATGTTAGCAAGTTCCGCTTCAGCGTCAAGACCGTGGATTGCTTTCAGGTCTTGTGCCAGTTCGATGGTGTACTCTGCCTTCAGCGCACGTGACTTTGCAGTTACGGTTGCTTTCTCGATGGTGAAACCCATCTCTTGGAAGTCAGAAACGCCGCCAGTGCCCAACGCTTCCGCGTCAGCAGTTGGCATACCGCCACCGATAGAAGGACCAGTACGGTCGTTGTCGATAGAGGAGTCGCCGTTTGAGTCAGTCAATCCGTCAAGACCAGAAGGACCAGCAGTGTGAGTCGTAGAAGAGTCACCAGAATATGGTACAACTGCTTCGTTAAACAGTGCTTCGTCACCAGAAGTGGCGCCAGACTGAGTAGACTTGTAGCGAGACTTCATAGCGAAGATCAAGCCAGTAGGACCAGACATTGGTTGAACACCACAGATGTCGTATGCCATCAGGTTAGGCATAGAACGACGTACGAGTGAGATCAATACTGGGTTCCAGTTGGCAGCGCTTGAAGTATTGTTAGCAGCAGCGGCTTCTTGCAAGAAAGAAGAAGCACCTGCTTCTTGAGCAAATGCTTGCTCTTGGTTTTCGAGGATAGCAGCAGTGACCTTACGTCGGTAAGCGTCTTTGATCTCGCCGCTAGACTCTTCGTTCAGGACTGGTGCCCACTTTTGCACCAGAGATTCGTAGTTCAGATCCATTTCTTAATTCTCCTTATGGGGTAATGGATTACTTGTTAATTTTGCGCATGGCAGACAGGTACTGTTCCATAAAAGGAGAAACTTCTTCAGTGTCAACGTCGCTTTCAGTTTCTTCAGTTATTTCTTCTTCAGTTTCTACTGTCGCTTGTGCAAAGAATGACTCTTTGATAGTAGCAACTTTAGACGCAAACTGCTCGGCGTCATCAAAGTCAACACCTTCTACCAGAGAGTAGAACTTCTCTTTCTGAGTGTCAGCGAGTTCAGATGCTGCTTCGGCAACAATTGCTGCACGCTTCAGACCTTCAACTTCTTCGCTCAGAGAAATCGCATCAGCAGTGGTCTTGTTGAGAGCTTCTTCGAGTTCTTCAACTTGATCTGCTAAATCGTCAACGAGGTCAATCTTGGATTCTGGTACGTCGATGTAAGACTCAGTGAAAAGGTTCTTCAACCCTTCCATGAAGTTCTCAGCAATCTCAGCACGCAGACCAGTTTGGATGGCAACTTTGTTCTCTTCCATCCACTGCTCAACCACGTAGTTCAGGTAGGAATCAACCTTCTCGACCAACTCACCTTTCTGCGCAGCAGTTTCTTCAGCGAGTTTTTCTTCGTAGGTTGCTTCGATTCGCTCTACTTCTTCAGAGAGCTTAGATTTCAATGCTGCTTCAAAGATCACAGCAGTTTTTGCCTTAAACTCATCACTGAGAGTGGCTTCAGACTCGACTAATGCTGCGAGTTCTTCAGAGTGAGTATCTGCTTCCGCAACTACTTCTTCCTCTTCCAACTCGACTTCTTCGCCCATCATCTTACCGTATGCCGCTTGAAGGTCAACCTTCTTCATGGCATTCAACTTGCCGTACATAGCATTAATCATACCTGCTTTGGTCTTTGGCATTGGTTCGCTGTTGCTCTTGTCACCCGTACGAGCAGGTGCTTTAGTCGTTGCGTTCGCTGCCTTATCGGTAGCGGCAATTGACTGTGCTTCAGCGTTTTTCATGTCATGCCCTTTTGCTTCCGCAACTTCCTGCTCATCGCGGAGTTCAATGTTTTGATCTTCCATTGTGTTCTCCTTATTAAAAAGATCTTTTTAAGGATGAGAGGAAATTTTTGTACTCAACGATTTGATCCACGCCACTAATTGGCGGAAGCGCATCGACATGAGCTTCGATTTCAGTCTCTTGTTCCTCACATATCTCTTGAGCAGTAAGTACGCCATTGTTCCAGACCCATTCAACACCTTCCATAATCCCATTAACAAATGCTCCAGGAGCAGATGGATCTTGCACGATGTCAACCGTGCTTAAAACAAAATCGTCCTTAACATACATCGCGCCATTGCGCTGCTCAAGACTACCCATTCCACGAGTTGAGACACCAAGATTAACACCACCTTCGAGAAGACCTTGTACAATCTTACCCATTGGAGTATCAAGTATTGATGCCTTTCCGATAACAT